CCACCCGAATCCCGCCCCTGATCCAGTCAACAACGGAAACGCCGCTGCTGCCCAAGGCAAATGTGAATCTTCAACACCGTCAAAAAACCCGTGCACGCGAATTCGCACACGGTTTTGTTTCAGCGGGTCGATATTGTCTACAACAACACCTCGATAATTTCCGAAAATTTGGTAGTTCGTTGTCATCTCTTTTGATCCTGAACTGGCATAAGTGTTGTATCGGATGAAGTATCAACACCCGTTCGAACAAGAAGAAGTCTTGTCACAAACGTGGTATCAAAAATATGAACGACTCGTTTTACCATCCAATGCCCCGAATGCTGATAAGTGTATTGGTTCCCACGTGCAAAAGATTCAGCAAAAACAACTTTGACAATATCACCGGGAACAATGTTCTCCAACCCGGGACTAACTGCCCACATCTGCACACTATCCAGTAGTCGATTAGCATAAGCAGTTTGAATTGGTCCAATAAAATCCGGATTAAATGAAGTAGACCTGCCAAACAATATCGGAACACCGTCTGCGGTATCCGAATTATCAACCAAATGAAATTCTGTTAAACTGGGCTGATCAGCAATAGATGTTTCTTGATTACTCTGAAACACCCCAGCATTAAAATCATAATACTGATATTTCTGACTCTGTGGACCAAAATGATTCAAAATTCCAGAATTATCAAATACTTGAACGTCAAATAATGGCAAGTGATCTTGAAATGACCGTTCGCCAACAATAAAATTGTATTGTACAGGATCTGAAAAAAGTTCTCCAAGACTCCTAAAAACCAATGTTGCTTGGCCACGAGCATTTTTAATGAAACACCGCCAACCAAATTCTCCACCTCGACCAACCAAACGATTTTGTAGATAACCCAACCATCGAGCAGTAATCCAATTTGGTTGTACTAGCGTCTTAACATAGTCTAATGATGGACTGACTAGTGTACTGGAAACACCCATCTCCGTTGCTATGCTCTCTAGCGTAGTCTTAATGGACTGAGAAAAACTTCGAGATTGAGAAAAGTTGTAAAGTCCAGGAACGTCCAACATTCCTACCATTTCAAACATCCCCTGAGATTGAGGAAATCTTCGTAGAACTCGAAAGGTGAATCGATTCAAATCATTTGATGCCGGAGATGCTCCAAACTCTAACGTCACCGAATTAGCACTAAGATCATATGGAAGCAGCTCTGATAAATTTCCACCGGTGTCCTGCATGGCCACTCGAAATACCGGAACCATCTTATCAAGATCCTGTGTCACAGTAATCTCTCGGAACATCCTGGGTTCGACGGGTAAAGTGATTCCGGCGATGGTCATATTGAAAAAGAAATTATCAGTTACACCAAAACTCATATTTAAGTCCTTCGAACCCTATACATCTTTTGAAAATCATAAATATCTAGTGGTGAAGGGATGGAAAGCATATCTCCAACCTTTAAATCTGTAAAAACATTGGAGATGTTATTAACCAAACAAACAATCCACCAGAACCGAACATCCCCATAAAATCGAAAACTAATCAGATAGGGTCGCTTTAAATCAATTGAAGAAACACGATAAAAGTTTGGCTGTCGTTTCATTTGAAACTCAGATAACGAGTTCCATAAAAAATCCAACTCCTTATATGGAGTACCGCCGTAATCTATATCAACATCATGATAGAAATCAGTTCGTTTCACTGTTAAGCTCCATATACTCGCTTACCTGAAGTCTTACGCGTTCTTGATTCAAAAGAATCATTACTCTGAAGAACCGGAGCTGTATAAGCTCGATCAAGTGATTCCGTGGTCATCATCTCATATGTATCAAAAACAATGTTGACCGTAGCGGAAACGGGCTGTCCCTCAGAATCAAATCGAGGATCATATTCTACTATGACCTTCTTAACAATAACATTCTCAAAGGTTACGAAATTTCCAAGTGTAATAAAAAGTAAATCTCCACCACGACCGGTATTAAGAATTGCTTCTTTCTTAGCTTTCAATACCAAGTTTTTATTGATATTCAAAATATCTTCAGTCGAAAACGGTGATGGTCCCGGAGGAGACAAAAACGGTAAGGCTTGCCAAAAACTACGAGCGGATGAAAGCTCGGTTGTAGCAGGACCCTCACTTGGCAATGCAAGTGCCTGTAATTCCTGACACGGAGCAACTACGTCAATCTTTGCACTATTTATTGCCTGAAATTTTAAAGCCAGAGTCATCTCCATTGGAGTTGACCCCTTCCACTTCCGTCGCATCGAAGCCCTACTGACCATACTAACCTTTCCTCCAGTAGCGGCTTGCACAGCAGAATCAACCCAACCCTCTACACCATAATCGGTTGGAATAAAATGTTCCCATAAACTATCAACAGAAAGATTAATTGATGACTGAAGTAACGCAATAATAATGGCCTTTCTACGATAGGAAGTAATCCGAGCGTAGTATTCCATTGGTGCCGGATCTTGATCAGGAGAGTATCCCAAAACTCGAAACTTCTTTTCTGTGGCTTCTAATGCAACAGGCACAATTTCCGGAGCTGTCTTCTTTCGAAAAATCAGATCTCGAGTCCCACCAAGATAGCTATCAGCAGTCTTAGTAATATCTCCAGTCATTGAGCTAAACATGTTTTTAAGACCTTCAAAGGCCATTAGCGTTCTCCAAAATTGAACGTGCCATGCAAAAATTGATCTAGAAGCATATCACTAGAATCATATGAATTTCGAGGACTACTAGAACCACTGAATGGCACGGTAGTCTTCTGCTGACCTGTTTTTGTCGTCTTATTCAATTCATCAAGCTTTGCTGCAATCCTTTCAAGAGGAGAAAGCAATGTATTGTTCGATTGTGCGTAATTCTGTTTTCGTCCTGCTAAATAATCTGTTTTCTGCTGATCATAAGAAGTATTCTGACGATTCATCACTTGCGCTAATCTTTGCTCATAAGGAAGTACCTTTGGCTTATCAACACCACCAACAAATGCCTCTATAAAAGGATTAGCTATACCCCAATCCTTTGCCCACGAAGGACGATTCTTGTAGCGTGCCGTCTGTGCAGTTTGTAGTCTACCCGTAGCGGTGGTACCATACTGTTTGAGTGTTTGTCCGGTGTCCTTTTGAAAAGCTATTTTTTGTTCCGGAGTCATATTCCCAATTGCTCGAAGTACTTGATTTTGAGCAACTTCAGAAGCACTTGCAGACTTTCGTGCATTAGCAGCCTGGACTTCTCGATCCTTAATAGCATCGATCAACTTTTTATATTGTTGAATCGTCCAAATTGTGGCTCCAATTAATGCTGCTGCAGCTCCCAACTTTCCAACAACATCTTTAACGGAACTTGGAATGAGTCCCCAGGCATCCGTAACTAACTTCGCTGCACCTCCAAGTAAACCCAACTCTTTAATTGTATCAAGTATTCCATGCTTTTCTCCTGTGGCACCAATCTTACCTTTTAAAGTGTCTATCAATTCCCGAGTCCACTTTGTCTTATACGCATCGGTATTATAGAAAGTGTGCATGGATTGTAAAAAGTCTTGCCCTTCTCCAGACCTTTGATCATCCCAAGGCTGTGCTCGAGAAGAACCATCTCGTTGCTGAGATTTTCGACCACCAAAAAGGGCTTGTGCACCAACCCCGATACCAGCTGATGCACCCTTTAAAGCAAGATTGGCTACTGGAGCAAATGGTCCAGCCAAACTACTAATCGATGATAGGACGTCCGAATATCCTTGTTTTACGGTATCCTTTGTTTGACCCAACATTCGACCAGTTGGAGTTTGTCTAGCAGTACGTAATCCTTTTACAGCTATGCCTCGAGTAACTGTCAAATCTCGAAGAGCTATTCCTAAATCTTGTTCTACTCCTTTTAATCCTTGAGCAAAATAAATATCTTGTTTCTCATGTCTAGATAACACTGTTAAAAGATGTTCAATTCGTCCAATAGAATTAAGTAACTCCTGCTGATCTTCCTTTGATGATTGCCCGGAATCCAGTATATCTTGAAGAATACCAAGCGCAGTATATACCAACCCATCTAGTTCCTCTAGAGTATCTCCCATGGGCCCTTCAGAAAATCGTAGGCGTAAACGGGCAATAAGCGGACGATACTGAATAACCAGCTTATTCCGAATAGCTCGAAGTGTAGCCCAGCTCTTATGCCCAAGCCCAAACTCATTCTTTTTCTCAAACCAGTCAAACATTAGAATGTCCGTTTCATTAGAAGTCGGGAATCAATAGAAGTGGATGGATCAGCTGTTGACTGATCTTGATCTTGTTGCTCCCGGATGAGTCGAAAGATAAACCAATCCTGTTCCGGAAGAGACATTGTTCGAAAGTCAGAGAGACTGATACCCGACATCCGTCGACAGAAATTAAACTCCCGTTCCAAAATTCGCTCTAAGGGTTGGACCTGTCGGAAAAAGGAGCTCAAGTCGAAAGGGGACTTCAACTGTGTCGTCCTCCTTACAATGTGGACAAGTTACTGTTGTTTTCATATCTGGACCATGAAAATACTGCTCCTGAACTGCACGAATCTTTGCAGTATCTATAGTTGGCAGATTTTCATATACATCCTTCTTCTGCTCAGGAGTTTCACAACCCGGACCACAGAGCGTTCGAGAATACTTGTAGACGCCCGAATCCTCATGATCGATAGCATACTTCTCGGTATCTGCAAGATCTGCAACAGTCAAAAGATTAACAAGTATCGGACCTCTAGAAAGTGAAAGTTGAATTGGAGCTTTAAAGTCCGAAGGAAGATGGACTACATTGATCTTCCGAAGATCTATTTCTGTTTCATAGTCTTTGAGACAGTTGGAACAAACATTAGAAATCTTGACCATTCCGGTATATGAATTGATCGACAACCAGAGCATCAAGTATAGCCGGTCTCCGAAAGTGATTTGCTCAGGGCGGATACCAACCAACACACGCCGAAGTAATTCTAAGAACTTCCGTTCAACTGTCATGGGATTCATCTGAGCCAAAAGGACCTCATCTGCCCCACACATTGATCTAATTCGAATGTCTTGAACTGCTTCTGTGTACGTCCGACCGTCAGAAGGAAGGCTTACGGGGAGGAAACGGTCTTCAGCCATTACTATTTCTCCTTATTTCTTAAACACACTTAAAATTTGTTTTCCGGAACGTGCGATATTAAATACTGTTGCTAGCTCACTCCCGGTTTCAATTTCATCAACATTTAAAGTCACTTTGTATTTGACGACATCCTCTTCGTACGAAAGATCCTGTACAGGTAAATTAACCGGCCAACATCCTTTAAGCCGAAATCGATTTGTCTCGATATTACCATCATACAGGATCGCAAATACATCATGTGCATAAAATTTCTTTGGCGTGAAATACCCGTTATCGTCTACCACCTGTTTCCGCCAAAACTTAAAGTAATTGTAAACCGACATATCGGTCGGGCACAAAAAAGATATAGTTACAGGTTCAATTACTTGATCTCCCGGATACCCTCGTTGCTTCGAACCATACCGAAGCTTAACGACTTGATCAAATGCATAATCTCCAAACTGTATCCCCTGACAATACTGTGAAATCCAGTAACCAGGAAGTCCGGAAATTGTTTCCGTGCAAATCACTTGCCAATTGTAGACGCGTTGCATCATCCAGGTTCGGGTAATTAACGATGCACCGAACCCATATAGATCAACACCCATTTGCTGGATCACGTTCACATCCTATCAGTTGGAACTATTCCCAAGAATCATACGCCCAAGTGGTGTTGTAGATGATAAGATTTTCATCTTCATATGACAGTGGAATGTCGTCCACGGTCAATACGAAACATCCAACCATCTTAATCGTTTCTACAACAGCACTAGTCTGGTCCAATAATCGCAGGTACACATCAGACTTGATGTCAACATCTAATCCGCCCTGGCCTGTCCGTGCATTCATCATTGCCTGTTGCCAACCATGGAGAGCAGCACCAATTGCCATATCCACCGAATTTTCAACAAACGTGCACGGCCATTCATGAGAAAATGTTACCTTCCCTGGAAAGTTTACTCCACCCGTTCCCTTATAAGGAAGATGAATTCGACCAACCGACCGGCCTGGCTTGCTCGTAGATTGGCACTGAATCTTTAGTGCATCTCGATTACCACCACCAATCGGATTTACAAATTCCACTTCCCACAAATATATTCGAGCAGGATTCGTGAGTCGAGCTCGCAATGCATCCGCACCCATATTCGCCATTTTCATTACTCCTTAATCAAACTTAAAATGCAATACCTTTGGCCATCAACTCTTCAAAACTTACAGACGTTGTGGTGATAATCGCCCG